ACGAGATTTACAGCGTTTCCATGCCATTTTAATTGAAGCCTCTGATTTGCTTAATAAATCAGCAATTTCTTTGAATGTGCATTTTCTTACTTGATGATGATAAAATACTCTTCTTTCAAAATCAGTCATGTTAAAAGCCAATGTAAAACCTAAATTTAAAAATTTTAAATTATCAATAGCTCTTTGTATTTGACTTTGTATATAGTATTCTTCATCTTGATCTTTTGACTCGCCACACATAGGGCAAGGTAAATGGCTTGGTTCTGGCATCGGATTATCCTTTACATAAATTATTAACCATATAAATAAGAAATTATTAATTCTTCACACAATTCCCAGGGTACTTTACTTTTTTCATAATCGTTTTTCATCCCTTGAGTTCCAGTTCTACTTCCTCTGGGTGCTGCCTCATGGCAATTATCACCATTCTTACAAATACTTCTTGGAATCCATCTTATGTCAGTCCATATATCAGTTGGTTTCATTCTTTTATCTCCATATTTACAGTATGTAACTGTATGAATATCGTATGGATTTATTAAGTTTAACT